GCGGACGCCGACTTCAACGTCCTCGGCGTGCAAATGAGGGGTTTCCATGATTTCGGGATCGCGCTTCAGGACCCCAAGGGCGGGATCAAGGCAAAGGGCGAAGCATGAGCGATGTGATGTCCATCGTCCGCGCTCCCACGCTGGATCGCCGGATCATCAGCGAGGAGGTCTGGCGAGACATACCTGCGTTCCCGGACTACCAGGCCAGCAACCTGGGACGCATTCGGAGCCGCAAGTCAGGTTCATGGAAAGTGCTTCGGCAGACTCCGCATCCGAGGACCGGCTACCTCGTGGTAAGCCCCCGCCGAGATGGCAAGTACTTCGCAAGAAGCGTGCATCGACTCGTTGCCGCGGCATTCCTCGGGAAGGCAGATGGCCGAGACGTGAACCACATCAGCGGTGACAAGCACGACAACCGCCTCGAGAACTTGGAGTACCTGACGCGGGGTGAAAACCATCGCCATGCCTATCGCACCGGGCTGCGCGAACCGGTCGGGCGGAAACTGACAGATGACCAGATCCGCACGATCGCGGCTCTTCAGGGCACCGCGACGCAGAAACAGATCGGTCAGCAGTTCGGCGTAAGTCGAGCAACACAACAGGAAGCGCCACGCGCGCCTATTGGCCTGAGATCGAGGAGAGGCAGACATGGCAACGGCAACATTCGTACACGACGGCAAGAGCGTGGACTACACGCCTGGCAGCGACGTCGCCGCCGGCGACGTGGTGGTCCAGGAAGACCTGATCGGGATCGCCCGGACGCCGATCGCGGCCAACGCCCTCGGGTCGCTGGCCGTGGCGGGCGTCTTCGACGTTCCCAAGGCGACGGGCGGCGGCTCGGCAATCGCGGCCGGCGCGACGGTCTATTGGGACGTCGCCGAGCAGGTCGCCAAGACCGACAGCGAGTCGGGCGCCAACAAGCTGCTCGGCAAGGTGGTCAAGGCGGCCGGCGACGACGACGCGACGGTGCGCGTGCGGCTGGCGCAGTAAGGCGCCCCGCCAGCCAAGGATGGTTCACGTGTGGCATCGCACTGGCCAACGGGACGCATTGGCAACATATAGCCGGCTGCCATGCGTGATCAAGGGAGTATCCAGCGATGGGTGACCTTCTGAAGCAAGGATGCGAATGGCTGGCGCAGCAGCGCTCGGCGCACTGCGCCAGCCAGGTCACCTATCGGCGGGGTGAGACGGAGTTGGCCCTCAGCGCCACGTTCGGCCAGCCTGACCGAGAGGTTGAGGACCAGTTCGGCGTCCGGGTCGGCGCCACGATGATCGACTTCCTGATTGCCGCGGCGGGCTTCGAGCCGACCTTCGGCGAGCCCGAGCCCGGAGACCAGATTGCCGCAGACGGCCGGGTGTACGAGGTGCTCGACCTGGCCGGTCAGGGACACTGGCGATGGAGCGGCGTGCCGGGGGAAACGATGCGGGTTCACACGAAGCAGGTAGGCACGGAGGCCCCCTGATGTGCAGCGAAGCGGACCAGTACGACCGCGTGTGCAAGGGCGAGTTCGCGGCAATCCACACGAAGCTCGACCGACTCGACGAGGCCGTCCGGGGCAACGGCAAGCCGGGCATCCAGCTTCGGCTGGACCGACTGGAAGCCGCCGAGGCGGTCCGCAGCCGTCTGCTGTGGATCATCGCGGGAGCCGCGGTCGCCCTGGCGTTCAGCGCCCTATGGCGCCTCGCGATCGGAGCGTAGAAGCACATGGCCACGATCATCGACATCGCCGACGCCGTGGCGGCGACGCTGAACGACCCCGGCGAGCCGGGCTTCTCGCAGTCGTTCACCGCGGAGCGGAAGGCGCTGCCGGCCTTCGAGCTGGGCGACCTGGCCGGTCTGCATGTGACAGTCGTCCCGAAGGGAACGGAGATCACCGGCGCGTCCCGCAGCCTGAGCCAGCACGACGTCCAGATCGACGTGGGCGTGCAGAAGAAGGTCGGCTCCGATCTGGAAGCCGACGCCGCCGCCCTCTGCGGCCTGGTCGAGGAGATCGCCGTCTTCCTGAGGCGCCGGCCGCTGACGGGTGTCCCGGGCGCCGCGTGGGTCCGCTCGGTCAACGAGCCGGTCTACTCTCCGGAGCACCTGGCCGAGAAGCGGCTGTTCACGTCGGTGGTCACCGTGACGTACCGGCTGATGAAGTGAGGTCGCAGCTATGAACAACATCGTGATGCGCAAGATCACGGTCACGGCCGACTACCAGCCGCTGGTGTCGGGCAGCCTGGTCGCGTCGGTGACGATCTCCACGCCGCCGACGAACAGCGGCAACGTGCTGTTCAAGGGCGACGACGGCAGCGACGTGCCCTGGGTGCCCGGCGAGTGGCACGAGTTTCGGTCCATCGAGCTTGCCAGCATCCAAGTCAAGGGCACGCCCGGGGACGTGGTGACGGTGGTTGGAGGCACGTGGTAGTTATGGGCTACTGGGGCATCGCAACCGGCGTGATCGGCTCGGCCGAGCTGGCCGACGGCAGCATCGTCGCCATCGACCTGGCGGACGGCGCCGTCACGACCTGCAAGCTCGCCAACGATGCCGTCACCGACATGAAGCTCGCGCCGGACGCCGTCCAGACGGTGAACATCGCTGACAATGCCATCGTCGCGGCCCACATCGGCACCGGGCAGGTCTTCGGCGTCCACATCAGTGATGGCCAGGTCGGCGAGGCGAAGATCGCCGACGGCAGCATTACCGGGGCGAAGATCGCCAGCGGATCGTTCAACTTCCCCTTCGGCGCGGACGTGAGCGTCTGCTCGACGTTCTACGCCTGCTACGACGCCTACGTCTACGGCAGCCTGTACTCCGACGGAGACGTGCAGCTCTGGAGCGGGGCGATGGACCTGCTGACGGCGTGCGGGCTGCTGCTGCCGTGCTACGCCTGGGGCTGCGGCGCGAACTACGAGTACAACGGCTCCCTGCGGTGGAACGAGGAATCGAAGGTGGTCGAGGTCTACTGCGACGGATCGTGGTGGAGTCTCTGACAGCGATGATGGAAGACCAGACGAACAAGCCGAAGTTGGCAATCGACCCGGCGCGGACGCGGGCGATCGTCCTGACCTGGCCGGACCACGGGCTGACCTGGGAGGCGGCGGCGTGGCTCTACAACATCTTCCCGCCGGCCAACATCACCGCCCTCTACTGGCAGGGACTCACCGAGGCCCGGAACCTCTCGGTCCGCAAGCTGGTCCTGAATGCGCCCGAGGGAATCACGGACTTCGTCTTCATGGACCGCGACATGCGGCCGGGGGCGAAGGCGATTCCCGTCCTCCAGGCCGACGCCGACGTGGTGGGCTGCACGTATCCGGTGCCGCACATGGAGTCGTGGGCCGACCCGACGGCGATCCACATGGGGCTCGTGCGGGTCAGGCGGCGGGTGTTCGAGAAGATCGACCCGCCGTGGTTCATGTTCGCCTACACGGCGAACGGCACGGGTCGGGCCAAGTGCGAGTGCGGGTACTTCCGGGATAAGGTCATTGAGGCCGGCTTCAGGATCGCCCGCGCCGGCTGGTGCGGACACGACCCCGGCACGGCGGGCCTGAAACACTGAGGAGAAGACGAAGATGCCGAGGCAGGTGACCACCGAAATCATCGACACGCCGCAAGGCAAGCAGCTTCGCATCCGCGAAGTCCGGACGCGCCAGCAGCAGCTTCAGACCCGCCAGGTCGAGCAGATCATTGCCAACATGGACCGTCGGATCACGGCCCTTCAGAGGGAGCTGGCGGACCTCCAGGCAGAACGGGACGACCTGGCGGACAAGCTGGCCCAGATGCAGGCGGCGCCGCAGGGCGCCTGATTCCTGTGACAGGCAGGGAGGCCTGAACGATGAGCGACAACTTCAAGCTCGGGATGGACTGCAAGCTGTACTACAAGGCCACGCCGCTGACGGGCCCACCCGACGGCACCGGCTGGACGGAGCTGGACAACGCCAAGGACGTGAACCTCCAGCAGGAGAACGGCGAAGCCGACATCACGACTCGCGCCAACGGCGGCTGGCGGGCGACGGCCGCGACGCTGAAGGAGGCGACGATCGAGTTCGAGATGCTCTGGAAGCCCTCGGACGCGGCCTTCACGGCGATCCTGAACGCCTGGCTGAACGCCGCCGAGATCGCCATCGCGGCCCTGGATGGCGCGATCGACGAAGCGGGCAACCAGGGGCTCGTGAGCAACTGCACGGTGACCAGCTTCACCCGCAACGAGCCGCTGGAGGAGGCGGTCACCGTCAGCGTCACGCTCAAGCCGTCCAGCTACACCACCTGGTACACGGTGCCCGGGAGCTAAGCCATGAGGAACTTCAAGGACAACGCCGGTCGGACGTGGACGGTGACGCTGAACGTCTGGGCGGTGAAAAACGTCCGCGACACCCTCAGCGTGGACCTGCTGGACCTCGGCGGGGATGCCAAGGACGACAACGGCCTGCTGTACCGCCTGATCGCCGATCCCGTCCTGCTGGTGGACGTCCTGTACGTCGTCTGCAAGGACCAGGCCGACCAGGCGAACGTCACCGACGAGCAGTTCGGCCGGGCCATGGCGGGCGATGCGATCGACGGCGCGACGAGGGCATTCCTGGAGGAGCTGGCGGATTTTACCCCGAGCCCGCGCGACCGGGCGCGGGCCAGGAAGGTGATCGACGCGACCTGGAAGCTGATCGACAGGGCCCAGGACGTCCTGGACGCCAGGGCGGACGCGGAGTTGGCGAAGGCCGCGGACGCGGCGCTGGAGGCCCTCGGCGCGGTGAGCGAGTCCCAAGGGGACGAGTCGAACCGTGGCAGCTCGTCTGGGAGCTCGCCGGCTTCGTCGGGACCGATCCCGGCCCCCTGACCATCCGCGAGCTGCTGTGGATGGCCGAGGGCCGCAACCGGCGGCTCTGGGATCACTCGGCCACGATCGCGGCCGCGGCGCTCAGTGCGTTCCGGGCCAAGATGATCGACCCCGCCAAGCTCCACCCCTACGAGCGCGGCGGCAAGAAGAGCAAAGGCATCCCGCTGACACGGGACAACATCGGGCTGCTGAATACGGTTTTCGTGGACCTGCCTGCCGGCAAGGCAGGCGGCCCCGCCAGGCGGGCGGGGCGCAGCGATAAGGAGCTCGGATCATGAGGTGGATCGCATGGGTCGTGTTGGCGCTGGTGGTGCTGACGGTCGTCGGCTGCCAGTGGGCGAAGTTCAGCGAGGCGTGGAACGGCCCCCAGGCCGGCGTGAGCAAGGCCGCGGCGGAGACGGACGGGCGGTTCCGCTACGTGCCCGTAGGCACGGGCCGATGGGTGGACGCCGACGGCAGGGAGCACACTGAGACGGTGTACGCCCGCGTCAAGGCGAAGTGACGAGGCCCCCGAGAACCAAGGAAGGAGACACAGAGCCATGAAGGCAGGAACGTGGATCATCGCGGTGCTGGTGGTGTCGCTGATGACGATGACGTGCCCGGCCGCGGACGCACCCGCCCCGGCGAGAGATGGCAAGGTGCAGATCACGCCCGGCCGCAACGCCGTGACGTACGAGGCCGATGGCGGCTCGTACCGCAGGGAGACGACCGTGATCGCGCCGCCCTGGGGCAGCGACCCGGCCAAGACGGTCTCGGCCATCAAGCCCTTCCAGGCCGAGGACATCACGCTGCCCGACTTCCGTGACGGGGGGATGGACCTTCGCGGCGGAGGCGGGTCGTTCAGCGGCGGCGGCATGGAGAGCATCCGGGACGTGGTCCGCCGCGGGCCCGTGCTCCTGTGCCTGATCGGCGGGCTGGCGCTGCTGGCCGGGGTCGTCCTGGCCGTGTGGGCCAAGCGTGTGACGCTCGGGTTGGCCGTCGCGGGCGGCGGTGGCACCTTGGTCGCCGCCGGCGTGCTGTTCGAGGTCTACCCGTGGGTGCTTCTGATCGCCCTGGCGGCCGTGCTGGGCATCGGCGTCTGGTGGCTGGTCGACGCGAAGTTCGCGGGCAAGGCGAAGGCCGCCCTGACGACGATCGTCCGCGGCGTGGAGGCGGCGCCCGCCGACGCCCAGTCGGCCGTGAAGAACTCCATCGCCAGCGCCGCGACCGCGACGGGCCAGTACGGCACGGTCAAGGACACGATCACGAAGGCCAAGGCGAAGGCCGGCGTCGGCTGAGGATAGACGACCATGGGCGACGCAGATAGCGACAAGGGGCCGATGGTCGGCCTGGACATCGGGCTCTACCTCGACGACGACGGTCGCCTGGTGATCTCCAGCCGCGATCGCCCGGGCCTGACGCGCCTGGACGCGACGCGAGACTTCACGCTCGATGCGCCGCTCCACGAGGCGGTCACCGCCCGCGTACAGTTCGTCGTGTCCGAGGTCGACGTCGAGGTTCCCTTGCCACAGCTGGAGCCTGAGTGGGCTAGGTTGACGGCCCACGACGCCTTCTGGGCGCGTGTCCGGCGGACACTCGCAGAGAGCCCGGAGTGACGCCGTGCTGCGGATGAAGACGGTCAGCGTGGAGATGTTTTTCGACCGCAAGAAGGTGATCCACGCGGCCGACCGGGCCAACCGCAGGAACCTGTCGAAGGCGGGCGCCTTCATCCGCACCACGGCCAAGCACAGCATCCGCAAGCGCAAGGCCGCGTCGGCGCCGGGCTCCCCGCCCAGTTCGCACACGGGCCTGCTGCGGCGGTTCATCTTCTTCGGCTACGAGCGCGCCCGGCAGACCGTCGTTGTCGGCCCGATGCGCCTCAACCAGAAGGCCGGCACCGCCCCGGCCGCCCTCGAGCACGGCGGGACGTCCTTCGTCGAGGACACACGCCGCTGGCGCCGCAAGCGTCGCCTACGGATTGCCGCCAGACCGTTTATGGGGCCGGCGCTGGCCAAGGAAGCACCGAAGTTCCCGAAGCTCTGGGCGAATTCGATCAAGTGACGGGAGAGGAGCACACGCCATGACGGGATCAGAGACCTTGACGGAAACCGACCGCGAGCGGACCCCGAAGCCCACGCGGTTCACGACCACCACGTTCCGCATCTACCGCGCCCGGGACGGCTGGCGCTGGCGCGCCGTTCGGGCCAACGGCCGGATCGTCGCCGACGGCGGGGAGGCCTATACCCGCAAGGCCGACGCGCGGCGGGCCGTCTGGCGGTTCATCGCCGCGGTCGACCGCGAGAACATCCGCGTGGCCTACGAGGACTGATCCGTGGCCAACACGACGGGCATCAAAGCCGGGCGTGCGTACGTGGAGCTCGGCGTGGGCGACAAGCTCACGGCCGGGCTCAAGCGCGCCCAGGCCCGGCTGAGGGCCTTCGGTGAGGGCGTGACCCGCTGGGGCACGCGTATCTTCGCCGTCGGCAGCGCCTTCGCCGCCCCGGCCGTTGTGGCCGCCAAGTCCTTCGCGAGGATGGGCGACCAGGTCGCCAAGATGGCCAAGCGAACGGGCCTGTCGGTCGAGACGCTCTCGGAGCTCCGCTTCGTCGCCAGCCAGACGGGCACGGAGTTCGAGTCGTTGGAGATGGCCTTCCGCAAGATGCAGCGGTCGATCTACGACGCGGGGCGCGGCCTGTCCACACAGACGGACGCCCTGGCCGACCTGGGGCTGCGGTTCCAGGACCTCGACGGGCTCTCGCCCGAGCAGCAGTTCAAGCTGCTGGCGGAGGCGATCTCGCGGATCGAGGACCCCACGCGCCGCGCCGGGATCGCGATGACGTTCTTCGGCCGGACGGGCACGAACCTGCTTCCCATGTTCGCCCACGGTGCCGCCGGGATCGAGAAGCTCCAGGCCGAGGCCAGGCGGCTGGGCCTGACGATGAGCAGCAAGGACGCCAAGGCGGCTGAGGACCTCACCGACGCCTTCGACAAGCTCTGGAAGGTCCTCAAGATGGTCATCTTCCAGGTCGGCGCGGCCCTCGGACCGGCGCTGACGGAGATCGGCGAGCGGATGGCGTCCTGGGCGTCGTCGGCGATCACCTGGATCGGCCAGAACCGCGGCTTGATCGTCTCGCTGGCCCAGCTCGCCGCCGGCGTCGTGGCGGCCGGGGCGGCGCTGGTCGCCGTCGGCAAGGCGGTGACGTTGTTCTCCAGCCTGATCGGCGTGGCCGCGACGATCCTCGGGGCGCTGCTGTCGCCCATCGGCATGGTGATCACCGCCGTCGGGGCGCTCGGGGCCTACCTGCTGACGTCCACGCAGGTCGGCGGGAAGGCACTCGATTGGCTGGGCGGGAAGTTCGCCACGCTGAAGGAGGATGCCCTCGCGGCCTACCAGGGCATCGGAGATGCGCTCGCCGCCGGCGACCTGGCCCTCGCCGCGAAGATCCTCTGGCTGACACTAAAGGTCCAGTGGAAGCGCGGCGTGCAGGCGTTACTTGACGTGTGGCTGGGATTCAAGCACGGCTTCTTGAAGCTCGTCTACGGCACGTGGTACGGGGCGCTGGCACTCGGCGAGCTGATATGGCACGGCCTGGAGATCGGCTGGATCGAAACCACCAGCTTCCTGTCGAAGACGTGGAGCCGGTTCGTGGGCTTCTTCAAGCGGACCTGGCACGAGCTGTCGGCCGCGGCGCAGAAGGCCTGGACGTGGATCAAGAGCCTGTTCGACGACTCGATCAACGTGGAGGCCGAGTACGCCCGGATCGACAAGGCGAAGGCCGACGCGATCGCCCGGATCGACGACGACCAGGCCCGGGCCATCGCACAGCGGGAGCAGGAACGCCGGCGCAAGCGCGAAGCCGAGGAGCGCCGCCACCAGGCCCGGATGCTCGAGATCGGCCAGGCCCACCAACGCAGGCGCGACGAGATGGCGGATGAGTACCGCGACCGGATGAAGGCCGCAGAGGATGAGCTCGCCTCGGCACGCGAAGAGTGGAAGGCCGCGCTCGCCGAAGCACGTAAGAAGCGGCAGGCCAGGGAAGCCAACGCCGGGCCGGACAGGATGCCGGGCCCGGACAACCTCCTGAATCGCATCCAGGCTGCCGCGGGTGGGCTCAGCGACCAGATCAAGACCTCCGTCCGCGGGACGTTCAACGCCGCCGCCGGCCTGTTCGGCTTCGGGACGGGCTCTGCGATGGAACGCACGGCCGAGGCCACGGAGAAGACGGAGAAGAACACGCGCGAGATGCGGAAGATCCTCATGGACTTCGGCGGATCGAGGTTCGTGTAGGGAGGTCAGGCAAGGATGCCCATCACCGTCGAGGAGAAGTACCTCAGCCGGCCGACGAAGGACAGCGGCCAGGGCGACGGCACCGAGGAGCTGCTGTCCGTCGAGCTGCACTACGTCGTCAAGGGGACGGACAACGACCTGCTGGCCGCCCAGGCCGTGCGCACGACAGCGCCGACCACCCACAACGGCCTGGACCGCGGCGAGATCAGCCTCGAGCCCATTGGCCCGACGCAGTGGGAGGCAACGGTCCAGTACCGCCCGCCCGACGAGGAGATGGAGGAGGGCGACTGGTCGCACAGCTTCGACACCGGCGGCGGAACGCAGCACATCACGCAGAGCAAGGAGACCGTCAACAAGTACGCCCCGACCGGCGAGACGGCGCCGGACTTCAGGGGCGCCATCGGCGTGACGAAGGACGGCGTGGCCGGCGTGGACATCACCGTGCCCGTCTACCGGTTCTCCGAGACGCACATCATCGCCGACGAGAAGGTCACCAACGCTTACAAGGGCAGGCTCTTCAACCTGACCGGCAAGACGAACAGCGAGGCATGGAACGGCTTCGCCGCCGGCGAGGCGCTGTTCCTGGGCGCCTCGGGCTCGAAGCGCGGCCGCGGCGACTGGGAGATCACCTTCAACCTCGCCGCCAGCCCGAACAAGACGGACCTGTCGATCGGGGATATCACGGGCATCGACAAGAAGGGCTGGGAGTACCTATGGGTGCTCTACGAGGAGGACGTTGACGACACGGCCAAGGCCCTGGTGAAGCGCCCGAAGGCCGTCTACGTCGAGAAGGTCTACGAGGAAGACGACTTCGCCAAGCTCGACCCGGACTGGAGCGCGTGATGAACCGCGTGCCCAAGGTCAAGCGTGGCGATCGAATGTCCTTCCGGGCCGGCCACTGGAACGCCTTCGCCGACGCGGCCAACGCCCACATCGAGCGCCAGCTCGCCCAGGGCCCCGGCGCCGGTGTCGCCGACCTGCCCACCACGATCGTCGTCCCGGTGAAGATCATCGGGGACCTGACCCAGCGCTACGCCATCCGCCGGATCACCGACGTGGTGTTCGACCCGGCCGACGACGAGGACGCCTTCCTCCGCGCGCCGTGGTTCTTCAGCACGACCAGTCAAACGACGGGCGAGCCGTTCGTCGTGGTGCAGGAACCGTGCGCCAGCGGCAAGATCGCGCGGGCGGCCATCATGGGCGTGACGCCCGTCAAGTTCCGGCACCGTCACCAGGACCACCAGTACGTCGAGGCCGAGAGCGGCTCGACGTACACCGTGCGGTCGGCCTCGGCCGGCTGGGCGCGCATCCTGTGGAAGGAGGACGAACTCGGCGACGACAAGTGGGCCGTGGTGCTGCTGGGCGTGGGGCCGGCTCGGCCGGCGGGCCCCGACCAGTACGAGAGCCTGGTCATTACGGGCACCGGCGACAACGAACGCGAGGTCTGGGACTACCCGCGGTTGCACGGCAACCCGGTGTGAGGCGCCGCCATGGCCTGGTCTGGCTTTCCGGTAACGCAGGACACCGACTGGTCGGCGGCGAGCTTCCTCAAGCAGATCCCCGACGCGATCTACGAGCGATGGAAGGCCCTCTACGGCCGCGAGAAGATCAAGACGAGCACGGAGACCGAGAATCCCTATGCGCCGACCTACTTCTACAAGGGGTATGCCAACACGCCGCCGGGCGTCGCCGAGGACGGGGAGGACTGGCTCGTCGGCGACAGCCCGACCGGCGCATGGGCCGGGCACGCCAATGAGCGGGCCCACTGGCACGCCGGCGACCCCGGCTACTGGAGCTTCGACAGCAGCACCAGCTACGACTCCGTCTACGAGCTTCAAGACGGCACGCTCATGGGCTGGTCGCGGCTGGATTCACGCTGGACCTACGCGGGGCACTGGCACCGAATCGTGCTGTCCCACGCCGACGTGAAGGGCGCCCGGATCGAGCCGCCGGAGAGCCCCCAGGTCGGCGACCGCTGGATCGTGCTGGCCGCGAAGGCCGACACCGACTGGGAGGGCCACAGCCACACGATTGCCGAGTGGAACGGCAGCGGCTGGGAGTACCTGGGCCCCGCGCCGCACTGCACCGTCGCCTGCCAGGACGGCACGAGCCTGTCCTACAACGCCTACGACATGCAGTGGCAGCCGGTCACGATCAACTCCTCCGCCCGCTTCTACCGTTACGGCGACACGGAGATCAGCTTCGGCCGGATGCAGCGCGACCTGGAGCGGATCGCCGCCGAGTTCTGCGACACGGTGACGTACCCGACCGGCTGGGACGGCGCCGGGAACGTGTACCAGTACGGCAACCTGAACACCCCCCGCAGCGGGGCCGGCCTGCGGACGGTGGACGAAGTGCTCGTCGGCGGGGGCTGCACGCCGCCGGACACGACGTACTGGTACAGCAATCGCGACGGCGAGCGATGGGGCGTCTGGCACTGGCCCACCGGGGCGTGGGCCGGCTACCCGAACACGGTCGCGACGTTCCACTACGACGCGATGGCCACGCCGCAGCGGTGGTGGACGTTCGAGACGCCGCCCGACGGGCACACCGTGGAGGTCCACCACGACGGCTCCTACGAGATGTACCAGGACCCCGGCCAGAGCTACTACTCGCGGCAGATCCCGCCGACGTGGCGGTACGACAGCACGTACGGTTGGGTAGACTGCCCGTCGGGCTTCGCTCGGAAGTTCCGCCGCACGATCTGCTGCATCGGCCAGCACGGCCAGGCCGGCTGGAAGGCCCGATACACGTCCGCGAACATCGAGTTCGACTGGTGGCGCTACGCCACGACGGACAACCCCCCGCAGGCCACGCCGCCGCCCAGCCCGGGGACGGACACGTGGTGGCCGGTGGCGCACCACGCGACGGGCGCCTGGCTCGGCCACGACGGCACGCACGCGAGGTGGGACGGCACGAAGTGGGTCTTCCACGGCGTGCAGGGCTCGGACTTCCTCCAACCGCGCCGACTGAACGGCACGCAGCAAGGCTACCTGCCGTACGCCAGCATGGGGTTCTACCAGTGGTACGCGAGCTACTGGAACAACGGCAGCTTCGACGGCTGGGGCAAGTGCTTCGACTACGTGGTCGAGGCGATCGTGTCCGAGCCGCCGGACAGCCCCCACGCGGACCGCTACTACGCCGTGGCGTTCGGCGCGCGCGAGGGGACGGAGTTCGAGGGCCACGACGGGGACGTGGCCATCTACGACGACGAGGCGCAGACGTGGACCTTCACGGCGCTGCCGGAAGGCGCCACGGTCCTGCGGTATCCGGGCATCCAGGGGGGCAGTTGGTACATGCACCGCGGCGAGGTGTTCTACCGCGCGGCCGACAACTGGCTGAACATGGAGGGGATGATCTTCGAGCACAACGGCACCGCCTGGCAGCCGGCCGCCGACCAAAGCCAAGAGCCCGACCTCGTGGAGACGTACGGCTGGGCCAGGCACGGCGACTACATCGGCACGTGGCTGTTCAACGAGCTGAAGGCGTTTGTCGGCGTGCTGAAGGCCACGCGGCGGGTGTGCCGGTGGTCGGCCGAGCCGGACGACGGGGCCATCGTCTGGCGGCTGTGGATCAACCACGTGCTGGACGACGAGGGCAGCAACTGGTCCACGTCCACCTCGGGTCCGTACGCCCAGGCCACGGGGCCGGACTACCAGTGGTATCCGAACCGCGGCTACCGCGGCTGCCCGTGGGGCTTCAACTCGCAGGCCGAGTGGTACTGGTACGAGTGGTTCCCCGGCATGCACGCCGACGTGCAGTGGTACTTCCGCCCGTACGCGATCGGCGACGGCTTCCAGGACTTCGGCGACGGTTGGACCGAGGGCGTGGCCAACCTCTGGCGCACCGACACCGCCGTCTGCCTCGGCTCGTACACCTACAGCGGCGGCCAGTTCCTCAACGGCACGATCACCGACCCGACCCCGTACCCTCCCGGCGACCTGGTCGTCGGCTACGGCTCGAACGAGGGCTCCGGCGGCAACTACGTCGTCGCGTGGTTCGACTACGAGTATCCGTGACCGCCCCGGCTGCTGCTGCCATCAACGATTCGCCCCGCCCTGGTGCACCGACCGCATCGCCAAGCCCCCAGATCCCCAAGGTAAGCGTCATACAACGAAGGACTACGATGTTGTGCCGGACATGTCCGCCGCATATCCTACCTGCTATCGAGACCCATGCTAGGAGGCGGACCCTTGGCGAAGAAACGAAGTCGGCGAACGGTCGGTGGGCCTCAGGTCTCCTATCCAACCTGCGTTCGGCACCTGAAACCGCGCAAGGACGTGAAGCTGCGCCATTTCTTCCTATGCGATTCGTGCACCGAGCAGTGGATCGCCGAGGCATTTGACGGGAACGAGCCACTCTGGACTGGCGAGGCAGTTAGGGGATACTGCTTGCTCTGCAACAAGGTCATGAGCGTTCGGCTGCGCACATGGTTCCTCTGCGACATCTGCGAGCGCGTGGCTAGGTCAATCGGCAGGAACCATGTGGCCGAGCAGGCCATCCTGGACTTCTGGGCCGAACACGTCAGGCCGGAACACCCACAGCTCTCCATCGTCCAGAATGACAGATCCTCGCTTCGACCCCGCCGCGACACCGACACGACAGGGCAAGGCCCGTTGGACTTCCTGGTCACGGATGAGCAGCAAGGCAGGTTGGTCTTCGGAATCGAGAACAAGACGGGGCGCAGCTCGATTCGCGACATGAGCCAGTTTCAGTTGGACGTTTCCGATTGCGACTCCATCCTCAACCACATCCGCGAGCTGGACGTTCCCGCATTCATTATCCACGCTCAGGTGCTTGAGCTCTGGGAGCCACCCACAATGGGATTCCGAGTTGTCGGCTTGTGGTGGACCGACATCTACCGAATGGCGGCGCACTTCTCGTCCGTGAAGATGCGAGCGGTTGAGCGACGCGGGGCGGCCTACTTCAAGAAGAAGGCGTTTGAGCCTATCGAGACCTTCGCGGACGAGCTCTACGACGAAGCTGGGCAACTTGCTATCGTGCAGAGGTACCAGCAAGAAGGCATCCCACAGATGTACGTGGCCGATTGA